GATGATTGTGGAAATTTAAGAACATTACTCATTTAATACTCCTTAACCAACATTCGCCATAGCGTGTGAGCCGAAGAAGGTATTACCACCGTCAACTGTCAACAACGTAACGACGTCAAGTTTACCCGCAATTCCAGAAGCAAGGACTGGTTCTTCGCCGTTTGACCACTTAACTGTGTTTGCGTAAGAAACTGTATTACCAGCAGTAGATGATTGACGCAACAACAAGGTCACAGAGAATAGATTTCCACTCAATGGTGCTTTCTGGAAGGTGACAGTTGTTGAAGTTCCTGCAATACGAGAAAGTGTCAGATCAAAGATGTTTGAGTTTTCAAGGTTTGCAGAGTATGTTCCTGATGTCACTGTTGCAGTTACAACACCTTCAGAGTATCCCTGCAAGGTATTTGCATGATATGCCTTTGTAGAGAAGATTGTATCGTAAATGCCTTGAGTGCTATTTGAAGTGATACGCCAGACATTTCCTGCGGTCGTATCAAACTTCAAGAATGCGTTACCATTTGCAGCAGAACCAAGATACACACCAAACTGACCATCACCACGAGTATTAGACGTATAACGTAAGCGATAAGAATCAGAGTCGTTCTGTGCTGGAGCGATAATTGGATCCAATACTGTCAACGAGGTGACTGTGGCGCTCAAAATATTTGCACATGCAATATTAGCAAAAGTGCCTACTGAGAGATATGCAGTATTAGCATTTGTTCCAACAGCAAGTGAATTGGCGTTTAGAGTACCAGAAACATTCGCGTTTTGCGACATGACTGTATTACGAGTAATTGCCAAGTTAGACAATAGAGTCGTGTTTCCAGTTACTGCTAAAATTGATCCAACGTTGACTGTTCCAGTTACGTTTGCGTTTTGAGAAGCAATAACATTTCCATAGAGGAATGATGTTCTTGTGACTTCTAGATTTGAAGCAACATTTAAATTGCCGCTAATCCAAACGTTTGGAGTAATGTTTACTGTAGCAGCCGAAACTGTATTAGAGAACAATACGTGTTGTGGTGAGAATACTGTATTAGACGCAACGTTAAACGTACCACCAACTGTAGTATTTGATATTGTTACGTTTGACGCAGTGATACGAGTGTTTGACGCAACGTTGAATGTGCCGCCAGCAGTTGTATTCGAAATAACAACATTTGCTGCTGTAATATTCGTATTCGTTGCAACGTTAACAGTACCACCAGCAGTGGTATTTGAGAACGTTACGTTTGCTGCTGTTACTGTTGTATTTGAAGCAACGTTGAACGTACCACCTGCTTGTGTATTTGAAATCGTTACATTTGATGCGGTAATTGTCGTGTTTGACGCGACATTAAACGTACCACCCACCTGAGTGTTAGAAATAACAACATTAGAAGCAGTAATACGAGTATTAGATGCAACGTTGAGAGTTCCACCAACCTGCGTATTTGAGATCGTTACATTTGATGCGGTGATGAGTGTGTTTGAAGATACATTAAATGTACCGCCAACTGCCACATTTGAAATAGTAACATTCGTTCCGAAGAACGTAGCATTTTGAGCATGTACGTTGAAAGTTGTGGTCATCGCAGTATTTGCGACGTTTACTTCACCACCATGGAAAAATGTATTTGGGAACACATTAAATCTTGCAGTCGAATGAGTATTCGAATAAATGATATTTGGTGAAGTGACTTCAACAATACGATTATTAATATTTACTGTACCAGTGCTTGTATTCTGAATCGTTACATTCGTTCCGAAGATAATGCTATTTTGCGACTCAACAATAAACTGCGAGGTTGGGCTATTATTACCGATATAAACATTACCCGAATTGACATGAGTTAAACGGTTGAATACGTTTAATGAACCTGCCGTAGTATTTTGAATATTAACGTTGGTGCCAAATATCCAAACATTAGGTGGATGGATATTTAAAACAGCTGTTGCTTGAGTATTTGCGACGTTTGCGAATCTTGTATTTACAGTGACGAATTGATTATTAACATTTAATGTGCCAGAGGCAGCATTCGTAAACGAAATATTTGTGGCATAAATCGTTGTATTTGTATTGATATGATAGAAGTCGTTTTGACCCATACGGCGATAGCGAATATCACCGCAGTCGACATACATATGGTTAGTTGCATTATCAACTTCGACGTCATAAACTGTAAGAGTTCCGTCGATATTCGTGTCATCAGCAACGTCGAGAATAACGCCACCAGTCGCGTTTGCAATACGAACAAAGCCTTGAGAAATTGTAACGTTTCCTGTAGGCTTGACGAAATTGCCGCGAGCAATCTCATTGACGTCATTTGCCATGAGATTATCAGTGATACGCCACTGATTAAAGGTATTTGTTGTCGTTGTTAATCCAACATTAACTGTATTTGCCATATTTTACTTCTCGCCACCAACGGCTTTTAAAATCTGAGAGAGCATATTCTTGATATCGGAGACTTCCGACTTCAGATTATTTATTTCGCTTTCAACCTGCTTCGCTCGATTTAACTCAGCCATTTTTTGGTTATGTTTTGCTACTGCAGCCTTATTTGTGTTTAGAATCACCATGGTGTCTAAATCTTTCACATAATCCATCTTTTCTTTAATTCTTGCTTTATCGCCCATAATATTATCCAGAAGGAACTGCGATAATTCTTAGATTACGAATCTTAGGAATAATCGAAGCGTCAGTGGTTCTCATACAAACTTTAATTGCAAAAGACTTAAATGATCCACCAATTGGATAATTTACGCCATTTTCGGTGTAAGAGATTAGATTTTGATCTATAGATGGGCGATATTCCAATCCAATAATCGTCTTTGGATTCTTAGAATATACATCCTTCAATATTTCCATGCGGCGCCATGACTTATCAGAGAGTCTCTGAGGATCATCGGCTGACACGACTTTATAATAAACTTGAATATCCGTTGCTGTTGGACGAATTGCGTCCATAAACACGCGCAGATCTCCAGACTCGAATCCGTCTTCAAGAACAATTTCTCGAGTGACGTATCTCGCAATCATGTTACCACCAGATTTGCCTGTTTCGCCAGCAATCAATCCTTGGGCTGTTGTAGTTGATGTTGCATTTCCAGTCTCAAAGGTAATTATTGGTGTTTCAAGATATCCGTTTCCAGTCGTAGTCATAACGACATAATTTACAGTATTTGATCCATCAGTATTTGCAACAGCAAATCCAGAAGCACCTGTTCCAGAATCATTTGAATTATTCGTGATTGTTACGTTATAGAATCCAATGTTCCAGTTATTTGCATAATATGTTTCGCGATATAATTGAGCGAAATTATTAATTGCATTATTTGAAGATCCTTTAACAACATTACCCGATGTTGACAATGCGTTATATCCTGCGCCAGCATTTGTTATAGAAATTTGAGTATTTTGCAATCCTGCATTATTAATACCAAATGTCGCTGCAGCAAGCGATAATCGTTCCAAATTTACGACAGGAGAGACATCACCATTTGTTGATGACATTTCTAACGTCATAATAAAACTATTCGAATTACCGCGAACAAGTCTGCGGCGATTCAAGAATGAACTCGATGTGGGTTTACCAGATCGATCTAAAATAGTCCCATACTCAACCGCAGCATAAGGAACAACATAAACTCCAGTCGTTTCTTGTTGCGAGTTTGATGAGAATAATCCTCTCAATCTATAATCAACAGAACCAACTGGGAATTTAAGATCAGAAGAAATCAACATAATGCGATCGACATCAATATTTGCTGTTGGAGGCATATCAAGATTGAACGTTGCAGTTCCAGATGAAGAGAATACAGCTTTATTGATGATGAACATCAAGTCTTGATTTTGATACGGTGTCCAAGTTGATGAATTCTGTGATCGGAATAGTGATCCAGCATATGGCTGTTCAGAAATGCGACGAGTTGGGCTTGCACCTAAAACATCTTCACCGATTTCTGCAATAAACAATTCATAGTCTGGAGAATCAGATCCAACAACGATTGCATATTCTCTTGCTGGCTCCAAGTATACTGGGTCATCAAAGGTAAATTTAGTGATAGTTGCAGTATTTGATGTGTCTGGAAGATCAGATACATTAACGTCTTTTGCTTGCAATGTTTTTTGTGCAAGATAATTTTTTGTTGGATATCCATTCAACACTTCTGCAATTTTCACCGTTACAGGAAGTTGCATCGTGCTGCGTTTTTGTAGTGCAGAGTTTGTGAAAAATCCGCCTGGAGCAGGTTTTTGTTTAAAAAATAAATCAATAGAGGTCACAAACATACCATAATCAGAATTGTTATCTATTGGTTTTGGTGTAAAGAATGTTTGTGACAATCCATCCCCAAGAGGAATTCTTGGAGTCGTTGAGCCAGTTGATCCAGTGATTGGACTCTTGTTTGCTGGAGTATTAAAGGTTCTATCAGATGGTGGAATTGGAACTACTGGTGAGTCAGAATCAATTTCTGGGAGAGGTGGTAAGACTGGGGTCGTTTGCACTCTTTGTGTGGATTTTAAAATGCCAGAAGCAGCGTATATGGCTGCTGCTCTCATTTCATAATCTGGGTCATTATAGCGATCAGTATCAGTAATTGTGAATAAACGATTACCAGTTTTAAATTTAAATGTTGAGAATGAAGGAATGTGGAATATTCCAGCTAGTGTTCCATAATCATCAACATTAAAGTTTCCGATAGAATAATATGTGTTAGATGAAACGTTGAAATTTAATGCGCTGTTTAATACTGCAACATCTTGATTTATCGACACCACGCGACGAATTGCGCCGACGCCAGTTCCGCTGACGAAATAGATCAAATTACCATTAGCAGGATTGTTGCCACTCATTGTGCTCAAAATTACCGTGCAGGCATTTGGCATTGTTGTATTTGCAAATAAACTTGAGCGATGTATCCAAGAACTTGTGTTGATGGTGATTGATGAATCTAGAACACTGCGCACATTCGTGCCAGAAGCAAAATAGCCTCTATTAAATTGATTTGCAGCAAGTGGCTTAGATCCAGTGGAGGTTGCGTTCCAAATATAAGTGTTTGTATTTGTAGCCGCATCAGAAGAATTCGTGACAATTACACCTGAAATTGGTTCAATAGCAAGCGCACCTTGATTATTGACGTTAAAATAGCGAACCACGCCTTTGAACGTTGCTAAATCATAACGTGGTAATCCAGAAGGAGCAACTTGATATACAATATCTCCATCTTTATAATCGCTGCTCATTGATGGTAGTGTATTAACACCAACAGGATCAACATTTAGATTAATATAATTTTGATTAACATAAAGAACGTTTTCGCCTGAAGTGGCAAGAACCGTTCCATATGCATTACCGCGATCGGGAGCAACAATACCCTCACCGATTTTAAATTCGTCAGAGGTATTTAAATTTGTTACAACTGCAATATTACAGTTTGCATAAACTGATCCTGTTGAAACGTTTTCGAGATATAGTTGCGCCTGATCGTCAAAATTACCAACTAAACGTCGAAGCACAATTGTGTTATTTCCACTATAGAATGATTCAACGATAGCGCTAAAAGTATTGACAGTATTTGATGATCCTTGGAAAGCAATATCAGTTGCTGTGATTGTGGTAGAGTTATTTCTCCCGACTGTAATAACTTTCTTAGAATCGAGAAGAAGTCTTCCTGGTGCTTGACAAAATTGATTTACTGCAATATCGTCAAAAAACAGTTTTCCAATTTTATATGGTTTTAAATTCTGTGCGGTGAAGTTTACCTTTCGTTCACGAATATACGGAACAAGGTTCGTATCAACAACGACTTTACCAAAATTTGTTGTAATTGACATATTTTCTTTACCCTAAACTTATTTGTCCATATATCTAAAATCTTCTAAATCAGGTCTTCCACCGCCACCACTCAACTGAGCATCATTATATCCACTGATACCACCGCCAAATTCGTTACCAAGAATAATTGGTGGGCTCAACGATGGGTTTGGTGACTCAATACTAATTGAATCTTCCACTGGAGAGACTGGAACGTATGGGAACCAAGATGTGCCATCGAATGATCCGCCAAATCCAAATGGAGTTCTTGGGATGATGCTCCACCATGGATCAAACTCAAATACAATTGGTAGATTTGGTGGATCTTGTGGAATATCTGGATCTAATGTTGGTTGTTTATTATGCGATAATATTCCTTCACAGACATATGTATGTGCTTCAGCAACAGAGATCTTAATAACTTCACCATCATCGAACTCTGAAATTCCAAGAACTTCATATTCATTTGGTGCAAATCCGACTTTATCACCAACCTTCAGATCTTCTGCCGCAACCCAATCACCATTCTTATAGAATTTGTGAGTTAGTGAGCAAACAAAATCAACGTGCTCAAATTCAATTTGAATTCTTTCTGCATCTTGTATTGATTCAACATGAGTAACTTCATATTGACCATAGTCCATAGTATGCTCGTGATATGTTCTCGCATACATTCCAGGCTTGAGTTCTCCAGCAGGAATCTTACCATAACCAACAACATCAATTAACATCCATGGTGCTGGGCATGTTACTGGAAGATCAACAGTGACTGGATTATCTGGAATAATTGGAGCTGGAGGTGCTGGTGGCGTCACCACAACATTAGCGCTCGTATTTGATGGTGGATTACTACCAGGCGTCAAAATAATTTGTGTATTAGCATTACTTGATGGAGTTGGAAGTGTTACAGGAGGAGGACTCTCGACAACAATCTCTCGAATGACGGATTGCTTCTCAATAATACGTTCTGGAACAGTGATCACTTCAGGCTTCAATGTTTCTGAAACCCAATAATCAGTTTCAGGAGACAATGTAATTGTTCCATTAAATTGTCCAAACAAGAATGGTTGAACCGAAACTGCTTTATTTGCTGCAAGCCCTTGCACAATCGCAGGTGTTTCAGTGTACTGTAACGTCACTGTTTTTCTATTTGATTGCGTTGAACTGGTGCCAACTCTCTTAAATCCAACCGTATTGATATTCATTGGAGGGATTAAGAATCCTCCCTCAAGCGCAGCATTAAAATCGGAACTCTTATAGTCGGCGATATTAAAGTTTCGGAAATTTTCACCAACAATGCCATACTTCTCTTTCTCAGTTCCATCTTCATACTGAGTTTTGTCATTCATGGCAAGATTTTCAACGTTGTTTAGAGAAGTGAAGAATTCAACTTTCTGCAAACGCTTTTCAATTGATGAAATGTCTTTCATCGTGAAGCGGCGATTCTCATTATACACCATCTTAATTTCACGAACATCCGCCACATATGGTGGAAGTTTGATGGTATATAATGTCATTGCGTCATCAGCATCTTCTGGTGGAAGTGGTTGTGGTGAAGATTTACCACGAAGAATTCTAAATTCTTTGTCCTTCGACAATACAAGTTTGTCAATTCTTGGGAGATAATAATTAAATGATACTTCCGTCACCTCATCAGGCGCAGGAATATTTGGGTTTGTGAATCCTAATGCTCCATCTCCAAGCGTTCTTGTTGGACGGAAATCTAGGCAATCTCTTAATGCATAAACTGTTCCGTCTTTTGCAGTATAGAATGGAATTGCTCCATTCTCATACTGTGTTTGAGAATATGAATCAACGCAGAAGAATGAGACGTTTGATCCAGAAGCATATACGTGCTGATAAAAATCAATATGAACGAGGAGTTTAGCTGCAGGGCTGTCATATCCTGATTTTAATATCAATTTTGCGTGATCATACATATCATCTCGTTGTCCATAATCAACAAAGAAACGATTGGTGATATCTGTATAATTATTCGCGTCTGGGTAATGTGTAGAATTTCCAGCAAGAACTTTATTGACTTTTATAACATCTGGAACAAACAGAGGGATTTCATCTCCTGGACGAACAGTATTATACGTCACATTTCCTAGGAATACAAAACCTTGTGCAACGTTGATATTTGCAACAGTTCCATAATTTGCAAGTGTTACTGTTGTATTTCCATTTTCATTAGTTGGATATGTAAAGTTGGTTGATGACGCGACCCAAGTTGTATTACTGATAAAATTCTTTTTTCGAATTTTATCTTCAGCATCATTTTGTTTGACGTTAACAAATATATCAACTGTTTTAAGTTCAGGAATTTTCGTATCAATAGTTATTTGAGATGATGTTACTGTTAGGTTTGCTGCTGTAAGCTGAAGAACATCACCGTTTGAAACTCCAGAAGCCCCACCATCATCCCTGACAACAACGATTAGATTGTCTTGGATTGCGCTTGTAGAATCTGCCCATGGAATAGACTCAAATGCGTCTAATCCACCACCAGATGTGCCAACAATAAAAACGTTTTGTGACGTATTTGGACGAGTTAAGAACTTATTGTAGTTATAATCAGCATTATTTAAAGATGAACGAGCAATATAATTTGCTGGTAAACGGAAAATTAATCCTGTCTTGATCTTATCCTCGAGTGATGCTTCTCCAGTGAGATATTTCGAAACAATCGAAACATTCATTGCGCAATTCACATTTGCTTTTGTTAAATCATTTACAGATACACCAGAAACAAAAGATTCTGCATGTTCTATGTGATGATTTAGCTGAATTACTGTGTTTGAATCTGGGACGCCACTATTATCAAATGGACGATCAAGAGTCAATACAACATTAGCATTGTCGAGCACTGACCTTACAATAGTTCTTGTCTGACTTGTGGTATTTTGATTATATGCTGTTTGTTTAAACACATATAATGGCTGCGATGTGCCTGTACCTTCGAAGGTATTGTCCCATGCTGTATTAACGATTAGATAATCACCAGAAGTATTGATACTTACAACTTCGCGGACCATATCTCCGACACGAATAATGTCGCCAACCGTTACGTTGGGGGTATTAAAGACATTCGCTGTTGAACTGTTTGCGTTTAAGCGATAGCCGTTTTGTTGCACATTTGCTTTTGTTATATTATTGATTGCATCAAGTCTTAATGGAAGAACTGTGACGCTTATATTCGCATAAGCATTTGGGTATTCGCTGAAACGAGATGACACATTAATTGTCGTCGCATTTGCACCAGTGGCTTTTGTTACCTTTGGTTGAATATCAATTTCAGTCAAGTATAACTTATAGACACCGTTTGAGTCGGTAGTTGCATTGAATGAATCTGGTGTATATCGGACAAAATTCTTAACGCGCGCAGTGCCAATTTTTGTATTTTGATAAATTGAAACATTTGCTGTGCCGTCAAAAATTTCATAGGCAGTCACATTAGATGAAGGGATGCAATGAATGTCTACCTTTTCTAATGATGAGACGTTAATGAATCCATTTGATGTTCCGCGTAATGATGTAACGTAGATGTAGTTTCCATAAGAAATGTCAACATCGACGTCAGCGAATGTTTTAACATCGGAAGCATCGCGTGGTTTCGGTGCGTCAATCTTTAAAGTGCCTAGAGTTTCAAATTCAAACCCCTTCACATAGGCTTTACCTGGTTCAATCGAAATTGTATAATTATTTGCATCACTACCATTTAATACCGATGCTCTAAACGGACGAACTGTATAGTCACCAGATTCGTCGAAAGTGCGGCGCGCCAGTGTTTTCTCAAGTTCAGCGTAGATTGGATACTTAACTTGCTTCGTGATCGCACCTTCTTCTACGCGCATCAATTCGAAAAATTGCGCCTCATCAACGACTGTATCTAATGGACGAGTTGAGAGCGCTAGATTAAATTGATAACGATCAGCGCCTGGAGCCTGATAGTTGAAAGAACTTTGTGCTGGATCAAGTAACGTGGAATCAATATCGCTATCGACGATATCGTCTGAAATTTCTAGACCAATTTTTACGTTTGCGACCGTTGAATATGCACTAACGACTGCGGTTTGATCTGGAACTTGGACAAAGAAACCGTCGACGTAAAATACACCTTCGTTAATAGAACAGACTGTTCCGTTTCCGTTTGCAGAAGATGCAACTAGTTTTGCTTGAATATCATTTGTTGCGACGACTTTAATCGTCTCGCCGTCGGCGAACTCAACACCAGTTATATACTTAATGAGTAGAGTTGGGATTCCGTCTTCTGGATAATAAGTTGTTAGAACCTTTGCCTGAGCAGTTCCGTCTATGCTACGGATAACTTTTCCATCAAATTCTTCGATATCGATATCCGTTCCGTTAAATGTTTCTTGCAATTTAAGGTATTTTACTTTATTGTCAAGAGTTAGATTTCCGCCAATAACAGGTGAACCGTTCTGGAAAACATGATCGCCAAATTGTTTAATCTGATTTTGAATCATAGATTGAATCTGTGTAAGTTCGCGTGCCTGAACTGCACGACCTGGCTTAAACAGGATTCTAACATAATTATTATCTAACGCATTTGTTTGAAAATCGTCGTTATATGGTTCAATGTTAAATTCCATGAATCTCTACCTAATTAAAATGACAGTACAACTTTAACCTGATCAATCTGATTATCTTTACGAATTATATTCGTTCTATTTTCCATGTAAACTAGTTCGCCACTATACAGTTTTATCTCAGAATTTGAAATAGAAAGAATTGGAACCGAAGCACCAGAAGTAACACCTTTTATAATTTGGGATCCAGTAAAGGTTCCAGTAATGTTATTTATGTAAAGATAATTATCGCCTGGATCCCAATGGGCTACATTTGCAACAGCTGTTGCATCAAAAATAGAACTACCAACATAAACAGTCTCATCGTCTGTAAAATTATTAAGTCCAGGATCGGAAACCTCTAATCTCGTGGTCATACGATAATTCGTTTGATTTGCAGTAAATGCTCCATTTCCAACTAAAGGATCTACTAAAATTCCGACTTGATTGAAGTCGAACAGATTAGTTGAATCGCTTACTGGCAATGTTTCGTTTTCAGTATCTTCAAACTCTACAGAAATCATTAAACTGTGTGTTGCTAATTCTTCCGCTGGATTAGATCCATGACCTCCAGTTGGAGGGAACGAGATATCAAATACAGCATTTGAACGAGTTACAGTCATAGACTGAGTATTTGCTGGATTACTAAATGCTGTATTCACCACTAAATGGGTTCCATTTGAAATCGTTACAACATTTCGAGATTCTGCATTAATAGTCACAATATCATTAACGTATACGTTCCCGATAAACGATTGATTTGCTGTGTTTGATACATTCGCGTCCACAACGGTGGATGTTATATTTACTGTTCCACCTAGAATTGTGGTGCCGAGTTGTTCTGCTGAATTGTTAAATGTGACTTCGCCGATCGTATAATTGTTCCCGCCATTTAAAATGGTCACTGCAGTAATAACACCATTTGAAACTGTCGCGACTAGATTAGCGCCTTGTCCATCTGTGCTTGTAACTTGTAGTATTGCTGCAGTATTACTATTACCACCATTTAAGTAACCAGAACCACCCCATAAAACTTTAATCAGATCAATTCTACCAGAAGTTGCAGACTGAATAACAACATCATCATTTGAAACTGGCATCCATTTACTTGTAAAAAATCTTTGCTTTAAACCAGCGGGTATTGTGTACATGTACTTCCACTTATATCCATCACCTGTTAAAATAAATGGATTTTCTGGAAGTTGTCCATCAATATCGATTGTGGGTTCTATCGTAGAATTGGCTCGAGAGTTATTGAATAAACACTTAAAGACCTGGTCTCGAGTATTACGAACATAAAAACTATTTGCTGTGTATGGATAAGTGTTATCTTTTCTAGAAAGTGTTGTATTTGATAGAGAAACTGATAGATTTGAATTGAGAGAAATTACTTTATTACTTCTTACTGTAATAACTTCTTTAGATTCACCGTCAATGACGATAACATTACCAGTTTCAACATTACCAATAAAGTTTGCAGAATTTCCAATAATTATGGTTCCGTTATTTTTAAACGTAATGCTAGAATCAGTATTCGTATTTGCGAAATTACTATTCACAATTAAATGGGTTGCGTTTGTTACGCTAACAACTGTTTTAATCGCTGAGTTGACAACGATTTGATCACTTGGAAATAAGAAAGTGTCGAAAGAGGTGCCATTACCAACTACTACGTTTGATGCTGCTATATTAACAGTTCCTGATAAAATCGTATTAGAATTTGCATTTACTGTTCCAATCTCATAATAATCATCATATGAGAAAATATTAATATGATCCTCATAAGCATCATAAATTGTATTTGCTGCCCAATCAACTCTAGGGATAACTGGTTGCATATCGGCTGCTGTTATCTTTTTAGCTGCAACCATGTTCCGATAAAATGAATTCTTTTCATTGATCGTCCAATTTAAAATCTGAACATTTGAGGTATTTGCGCCTGTTCCTATAACTCGACCAAGAGAAATATAAACATTCGCCTCAGATGAAAAATGCTCTTGAATGTCGTCAACTAAAAATTTTGAAAACGATGGTGTAATTAGAGATGACATGGTAGCCTCAGTATGCAGTCAAAGTGACGACGTTAAATGTGTGATTTTCATAAACAGTTAGATATTTATCATCACCAGGAGAACTCCAATTTGTGTTAACAGTGATTGTGTTTGCATTCACATCAACAACTGTTTTTGTTTCTCCGTCAATAATAATTTCGTTGCCAATATAAATGGTACCAACGAAACTACTTGGTGTATTTGTATTGCTAATATTCGAACTTACCAGATTAACAGAAGTATTTACTGTTCCACCAACAGTAGCAATTTGCCTATAATTAGGTGCTACGACATAAACTAGATTTGATAAATTTGCATTAATTGCTACGTTTAGAGATAATGTATTAGAACTTACAGAAAGAACTTTTGCGTTTACTATAGACGCTCTCTTGTAAAGAAGTTCACCACTGTCGACTCCAGAAAATACTGTATTGACATTTAGTATAGTATTGTTAGATATGTTCACAACTCTACGGATTTGATTACCAACCATGATTGTGTCATTGGCAACCAATTCAGTCGTAAATGATGTTCCAGTTCCTATTACTTTTGTGTTAGTTCCAAATATTTGAACAGTGCCAGTTTGCGCCACCATTAAATTCGAAGTGAAGATATTAAAACTGATATTATCACTTTCAAGAACATAATTTCCTGTAGTTATTGCATTAGCGGACAATGTAACAACGGTATTTGATAGTTTAGTTACAGAATTTCCTGTTCCATAATAATCAAATCCGCTATTCACCGTCAATAACGTATCGCTAGATATTGACACAACTCTACGAATTTGGTTATTAACTTTGATAGTATCATTAACTGTTAAATTGGAATTAAACAGTGTGGAAGAGCCAAGAATATTCGTATTTTGTTTATAAAGCGATAATCCAGACCCATAATATGTGAAGACTGAGTTTACTTCAAGTTTCGTATCAGAAGTTACAACAGTGACTTCTCGAATTTCATTATTGATTGTGATTATATCTCCGACATTAACTTGCGGATCGAAATTAGTGCCTGACCCATAAACGATATTAGAAGCAAGATATGCAATATTATCTGTGCCGCTGTAATCGAATTCTGTGTCTACAATTAAATAATCATTATTCACAACGTTGCTGACTAGCCGTATCTGATTGTTAATTGTGATTATAGAATTAACTGCAAGATTTGTAGAGAATACAGTAGAGTTATTTCCAACAACAACGTTGCTGCCGCTTGCAACGTTCACAGTTCCTGTTATCGGAGAGTTAGTTTCTACTGTTCCTGTGACTGGAGGATTTACAGTAACAGTACCAACAATAGATTCATATGCAATATTACTGCTTAATTTACCTTGGCCAGTATAGATAAAGTTTCCATCGACCTCAAGTTCTGTGTTGCTATTAACAGCAGTGACAATTCTAGAAATTGGAAGTCTGTATCCATCTTCAATAATAAACAAATCACCAACGTTTACGCGACTGTTCGAATATTGTACGCTCCCAACATTTGGTAAAAATAGCGTTTGGAAACCAGTGACAACATTAGAATATGAATTGGTTACAGTTACTGATTCAGTTCCGTTTCCAGGCATAATAATGGAAACATTTGGTAGTGCAATATATTTTTGATCTTTATCTTGTTTCAATACAGTCTTGGAAATCAGAGACATTCCAGCTGGATGCACAATATTTTTAATAGGCACTTCAAATTCTACAAGATTTCTCTCTGATTGTACAATATATGAGAAATTGTGGTAGACATTTGCGTCTTGAAAAACTTTATCAGCACTTGGGAATCCATCAGAATTCAAATAGAAACCATCAAATTCAATTAATCCATTAGCGAATAATGCTTTTGCACGAGCGCGTCCATTACCATAATACATCGGATTTGGCAATCCAATTGCAATGACTGTTGGGTCGTATTGTTCTGGGGCTGATACATTTGATGATGTGTTAATATTACAGAATATTCCGTTACCAGTTTTCAAATCAACAGTTGTATCAATTTTTCCAGAATAATTATAGAGTCTTAATAGACCACTTATATTATTGAAATATTTGACATTGGCTTTAAACGTCGCTGCTTCAAAACTTGATCCTTGATAGATGTATTCGGTTTCAGTGAATGGATTTTCTGTATAAATTGGATTAACTATTGCATCAACAACTTTAAGAGAAACATTCGGCACAGCCACATAGTCATAACCACGATATAGCAATCGAATATCGCGGACTCTTCCGATAGCGGAAGTTTGGATGGTATAATCTTCACCATCACCAAACAAATATGCAGTTAGTGTTGCTTCAGTTCCGTCCTGACGATAAATTGTATTTCCGCTAGAGTTTGCATTAAATGCTGTATTCACTCTTAAAATAGTATTGTTAACAACTGTTGTAACTCTTCTCAATTCATTATTAACTTTAATAATATTGAGTGTGCTAAAATCAGTTGTAAATTCTGTACCAACACCAATAACTGTAGTGTTTGTGTAGAATATATTTGCAGTTCCATTAACAGAGGTGTATGTTGGGGATGCGCGCTCGATAATTACGTTTGGTCTAACAAGATGACCTTCACCGCGATCAATCAATACAACTGACTGAATAGAACCATTTGCATCAACTAATGATACATATCCATTGCCACCATACCCACGACCGTCAAATTTAATAATATCATTATTTGAATATTCAGAACCACCATTATTAATATAAACATGCGCAATTAATCCGAGATTTTTAAATAATTGTCTTGTGTTTGCTTTATCTTCGTACTCTGAGATGTAATTATAATTTTCAGATAATTGAGTGTCATAGAAAGAAGAAATTAAAAGATCGGGAGCAGATCTAAATCCACCACCACCATTTAATACAGAAATCAAATCAATACCACCAGTATTCACAGTCTCGAAGTCCATTACCTGGACAAGTTGACTATTTGCATTTGCTGGAACTAGGTATGTTGTTATTGAATTAAGTGTAAACGTTTTATCTACGAGGAACGCTGCGCCATTTGTGGTGTCAGTCGTATTCAAGACATTTAATTGCGCACCATTAAGAATAGTTGTTAGGATACCTGTATTTGCAATATCATAAACTAAAAGCCCACCTGTTGCCTCAGTTCCAAATCCACCCTTCGCACCAAACGTCCCGATTCTATAGGCTGATTGCGCAGTTAAAGTGCCTGGATATCCTGCTGTCGTTGTTAGATAGAAGTTGTTTACGATATTATCAATTGTTCTTCTAGTACCGCCAACCTCCAAACTTTGCCCAATTTTCAATTCAACATCAAATGCAGTATCAGTACCAATAACTATATTACTCGTGTTTATATTAACGGTTCCATAAATTTTGGTATTTCCATTTGGAGTTGCGATTTTTGCTGTAAACAATGCATCTGTGTAATTATTTCCATTAGCCCAGACAACTGCATGATTTAAAAAGTAATCATCAGCATCGGCTTCTGTTACGTTTAGAACAGCATTTCTGGTATTAAGTGTGAATGCTGCAAGATTTGCTACACCAATTTGAGTGTCTGCTAAATAGTCAATAACAGTTTTATCGAAAGTGATTTGTTCTAGGAAATTTCGCTGGCTATTTGAGGTGCATGCTGTAGTATTAATTGCATTGATTCGAAGGTCTGTCGATAGGTTAGCATTAGGATCATCACCAGTGCTTCTAAGAACAATAACTTCAGAATTTGAATACAAACGATATCCATATCCTCTGAATATCATATTAACGGCTTCAATGGAGCCTTGTGAAACATCATCGACTATTGCAGCAGCATCATTTGCTTCTGCCGACAATCCAAGACCACCAGTAATTACTACTGGATCGCCGACGTTATAATATAATCCACGACGACGCTGCGCTGGATCAGTACGAATATTGGAATCTACGCGAATATTGGATAGAGTGCCGATAATTCTTTCACGGAAAATTTGCGCTGATCCATATTGATCGATATAGTTGATCTCAATATATTCGCCGTTGTTAAAATATCTTTTTACGTTAGTAACATAGATTTCTAAAACTTCTTTCCCGTTTGTAACATCAACTGTTCTTGCTGCTCTCTCAATTACACATGTTGCACCAGAATCAACCCCGACAACTTGTCTTCTTTCGAGCAAATTAGGGTCAACATTTTTATTATCTTCAGTGATTGTAATTCTGAATGCTTTTGGTTGAATCCATTTACCATCAGATGCAATAAAGATTTGTTCTTTTGGGTAATTGATTTCAATATCTTCATTGAACAATGCTTTGAATAGCCAGCGAAGTGATTCGTCACTGCCCTTTTTGCTATAAAATTCACGAGCAGACTTTAAGATTTTCTCAGTACTTAAAGCAGTTCCTTCTGGGAAAAAAGGAATAATCTCTTCTTTAAAATATCTTACGAATTCTGGAGGAGTTTGATCTATATCGCGATAATCTTCAATCTTCATCGCATGATAAACAGTATTTCCTGCAGTGTTGGATATTCCATTAGCAGAATTTTGTTCCATCCATTGATAATATAATTCAAGGAAACGCTTAAATTGCGGATGCTCTGCGTTTACAAAGTCTGGCAATTCAGACTGAATCAATGCTGAAATTGTTTTTTCTGCTGCTGACATATTATTGTTCAACTATTGCATTTATAGTTGTTACGATTGCAGTTGGATCTGAATTATCTAGCGTTACAATTCTATTTCTTATTGAAGAAAATATTTTCTTTTTAGGAATTGCACGAACCACTAATGTTCCAAATGGATCATCAACGCTTGTTGGGGAAAAATTATTTAACTTGACAACACCGTTTTGATAGTCAATTGTTCCAATATCTTCAGTAATTGTTTTCTTTATATTATTACTATCAAAATAGTATATACGAAGTTTGCCAGTTCTTCCTTGGAGATTTAGACGTGCTGTAGCGCCAGATCCACCACCACCAGAAATTGTAATGCTTGCTGAAGTGTATCCGCTTCCAGCATTCGTGACTTCGATTTTCTTAACTGCTCCGTTCACAATCAACGCTCTTGCTGATGCGCCAGTTCCATCACCATCGATAAAAACATCTGGAGTCGTTGTATATCCGCTGCCAGAAGTTAAAATATCAACTGTCTCAATTCCTGTGAATGACTGTAAGACTTCTTCCAAGAAACAATTTCTTTCAATACCTGCGGCGTCCAAATATCCAAAAGAAGGAGAGGATGCGAGCCTTTGTGACGTTGTGCCTTGGATCAATTCTGTTCCAAAGTCTAATGTGTAACTAGTTGTTCTTGTTATATCTGCTGAGAAACGTTTTTCAATGGCAACAGATATATCATTACTTGTGATGGATTGATCGGAATCATCAATTGCTCGAGCTAATTGAGAAACCTTAAATGTTGAATTGAATGTGTCTAAGTTTTGATTGCAGTATGATGTAATTGCATTAATGACACCAGCATTTACTTCATTTGATGTCTTATTTGTTTGCGTTGGATCATAATTTACATCAACGTTGATAATTAAATAATTATAATCTGCTTCTACATATTCTGGCGTAACAGTTAAAACAGAGAATGGTTTTAAAATATATTCATTAATATAATTTGTTTCTGTTACAGTGATCTCATATCCGCCAAGTGGTTTTGCAGTATAGAAAACTTTTCCATAAACAGGTGGATCATTTTCTTCACCGCCCCAAACATTCACCGCTTCAAAATATGGATAGTCGCGATTAATCAATGCAATATAATCATTCTTTGTGACTGCGCGATTTTGTGAAATATATGCTTTTGGTGCAGTGAATCTGATCTTCTCAATATCCTCTTCTGGAGCACCAGATGAAGATTCGCTTTGTAATGCTACCGCTACAGTTGCTCCATTTAAAATGGTGTCAACTGGTTTAAATTCTTTTAGATTGTTTGCGTTGATACCTGAAGTTAAAATGTAACTCACAATAACAATATTTCCGTCAACAAGAGCACGACCAATAACACCATCTCCGAAATAGATTTGATATTTTCCGTTCTTATTTTCTTCAAGATAATAAACTGCTGCATCAGCATCAACATTTGTTGCGTCTTGAACAAGAATATAACTTCTTTGATTTGCATTTTCAGCAGAACGCTGCACAGTTACTTGAATTGTTGATGTATCAATGCCAACATCTGGAAGTTCAAAATACTGCTTTGGATTCGTTTGTGAGTCGTAAGTGAAGGTGATTGCATTTGGTTGACCTTCTTTCAACTCTAGATTATCAGCAACAAATAAACCTGTAGTGGTGTTTTTGGTCACAACTCTCGCTGATGGAGTTAGAAAAATGTAGTTGACTCCGTCTTTTGACTCTGACACAAAACGAGTGAATCGTGGAATTATGATCGAACTATTAGAGTCATTTGTTACTGGCGTGATTGTGAGATCAACAAGTGCTCTTGAAGCAACTCTTGATCGCGGAACATATCCTAAAAGTTTAGCGTGAGAAACGACTGAACCTCTTTTGATGGCAGTATCAATAAACATTTCATTTGAAACCATATTCAAATAATATCCCATATAATGGGTATTATACGCAAGGATGTCTAATAGAACAGACATACCTGAGCCTTCGAAGTTATAATCGCTAAACTCTGATTGAGACTTTAGAAATCCCTTTAGGTTTGTTTTAATTGCATCGAAATCAAGTTCGGCAACTTTAAGTTTTGCTTCAGGATTTGCCATGTTATCTTATTCGCTCTAAGAAGAAAGAGATGGTAATTGGTTCGACTGTATTCTTAACAAAGAACGTAACATAAACATCATATCTTTGTAAATCATAATTAGGTGCTGCAACAACTTCTTCAATGGTGACTCTTGGCTCATAATTTTTAATTGTTTCGAAAATAGAGTCTTGAATCAATGATGTTGTGACGTTGTCGATCGGTTCGAATAGAAACTTCTTTAAATTTGAACCTAAATCTGGATTAAATGGTCTCTCGTAGTGACTCGTGAGAAGAAGATTACGAATTGCAGTTGCAATTGCATTCTCATTGACTTTTCTAGAGACATCTTTTGTGACTGGATGTTTCGTAAAGTTTAGATCTAAATCTGAAAATTTTCTTGCGATTAAACTCATTCTTGTGTAGATTCTGTTATTGCGCTGTTAAAGGCTGAGATAGTGCTTTCTTTACCCACTCGACTTAATAACGTATATGAAACACTATTAGTATCCGAATAATCTTCTGCCAAACCATTAACAGTAGTCGAGGCTGTTAGATTATTACCTGATTCATTAAAATTATGTGTGTCACTAGTAACGATCGTATCCATTATTGTATTTGAACTATTTAGTAGGTTTGTTATTTCGGTTACATAAGTTGCAATTGCTGTTTGACCTGCTGCAGTATTAGCGTCTTGTCTTCGAATTAGGTCCATTCTACTTAAAACGCTAACATTTAAGGTGTCTTTTACGTCACTTAATTTTGTATCTGAGAAAAGTGCGGAGGCAGTATTTGCTATGAATCCGTCTCTAGTGTCGTTTCCAAATGAGGTTACGGATTCTCCGAGTTCTTTGATTTTATTAAAATCTGGAACTGCATCACCGACAGCAGATGCGAGACCCGATAGATTTGCTGTGTGGGCTTGAAAGTCTGACAGTGTGCTTGAGATACCAGAAATCGCACTCGATAAATTGCTTATTTGTCCAGCAGTTAATTGTCCTGCGATCGCAGAGGCTTGACCACTAACTGCAGAAATAGCACTTCCCACAGCACCTTCGACCAATGACATTGGATTTTGAACTAAAGCAGCGATATCTCCAGCCGCTTGAACTGCGGCGGTGACTGTACTCAATGCTCCGCTGAGTGATGAAAATCCACCACCCAATCCACCAATTTGCGCCGCAACTGGTCTTCCACCTATCGTTACAGTTGAGACCTGTTGCAAAAACGTTCCGCCATTTGTTTTCGCATCGTTAATCTTATCGAGTATTTTCGCTTCAATTTTAGCAATGATTTTTGCTTTTGCTTCAGTTAGTGCCATAGTTTATCCATTCGTCTCAGGAGGAGGTTTTTGAATAGTCACTGTTTCCGTTTTCGGATATATGTGTTTTCCCATTTTATTATCAAGAGCAGTAAGTGCTCCATATTTAACTTGATTTATAGCATCTGTAATTGATGAGTCTACATTAAAATCAATGTTTCGTTCAATGGCACCAGTTGCAACTTGATCAATTTTATCTAATAATCCATTCTTCAAATCTGTCTTTAGACCAAGAATTAATCCCTTACTATCATTCACAGAGTCTGCAAATGTTTCAATCTTAGATGTAAGTTCACCTATTGACCCTGATCCAGCAAAGTCTTTTATGATTGAATCTGCAGCGCCACCAATTGCAGAAACGACACTGCTTACAGTTGATGAGATTCCATCAACAACTTTACCGAATAGGCTCTTGCTTGCGGTATTCGCGACATCAACTTTTTTACCAGTTACTGTTACTTCTGTTAGCCCATCAGAAGATGTATTTGCTGCAGTCGAAACTGCATTTGCACCAGCTTGTGTTGCTGCAGTGTTTGCAGAAGTATTTGCAACTTCTGCTGCTTCTTCGGTTGATGGCGACGCACCACCACCTTTAATTCCTGCGCCAGATGCGCTTGAGGCAGAGCCAGACTGCAATCCAATTTTTGCTGCAGGAATATCAACAGTTGCTCCAGCCAATGCTGCAGTTGCACCCTTGAGAGAGAGTTTTCCTCCAGAGGTAAAGTTGCCAACTCCACCTGCTTTGAAATTCATCGCTCCAGTGGCTTCAATATTTACTGTGCTACCTTTAATACGCACTGCTCCGTCAGCAGCCATGTTAATTGCTGCGGCTTCAATATTAATCGTAGAGGTGCGAAGATTAAAGTTTCCATCGACCGTAATTGCCGCTTTACCCTTAATATAGATGAAATCATCACCCATAATCACGCAGTAATTATCTTTTTGCACACGTTCGAGTTTTGTTCCGTCTTTGTCAAACTCCATATATGCACCTTTCTTATGCGCAATATGAACTCGCTCTTGACCTGGAGTGTCATCAAATTCCAGTGCATGACCAGATTCGGTCTCAAGTGCATTGTTATATGGATATGTTGGTTTGAATGGTGGGTTTGGTTCGCTCCAAGTCACACCACCCGCCGATTTCACATTTTTCTTTACATTCTTTTTTCGCGTGGCAATGATTGTCCCATCAGACTTTCCACGTGCAAGACGATTCGTTGTTTGTTCTCGAAGATATTTTGCTTTTGGATATGCTTCAGCAGAATCATCTGGCTTCTTTGGTCGTTTACCAAGATCTTTTCCTGGATCTGCAAACCCTTTAGTATAGTTGGGTTTCTTTTCTGGTTTACCTGGAAGCACACCCATAATGGCAGGATTTTGAGCATTCTCACCATCAATAAAAAACCCAAAGACCATATCTCCTTCTTTTGGAGTATAGACATTCGGATTGTTTACTGGAATGACTGGGTGAGCCCAAGGCAATTGATCTGTTGGAATTTTATCTTTTTCGTCAGTGTGCCAACCGAAACATCTTACTCGGACACGACCAAGTTGTTCTGGATCTTGACGATCTTCAACGACCCCAATCCACCAGATAAATCCCTCAAGTCCAATAAAATTTTTCTTCGCGCCTGGCATCACTTACCCTTTTTTGTCAATTTATTCAGTCCATCTTTCGCTTGAGGAATAACCTCAGAGAAAGAATCAGATACAAGTTCAACTATAGATTCGAATGTATCACCATTAAATTTATGATTGATTGACGCAACAAGATATTTGCCTGTTCTTTGTTTGTCAAGTTTTTTACCACCAGCATCAGCACTCTCAAAAGACGGAAATTCATATTCTACAACATCGCCTGCCTTCAGTTCAATGTCACCTGGAATGGTAATTTGAATTTTAAAGTGATTGAGTAATGACATATGCATCGCTCTTGGTTGCATCCAGTATTTAATATCATTACTTTTCTCAGAAGCAGTATCATTAATTGTCAAATATGTTCTAAAAAACGCATAAGGTGAATTAAACAATGTTTGATTTTTAGAGTTTTTAAAACTATTCACTGGTTTAAATTTATTTAAAAGGTTTCCCTGCGCTTCTGCCGTTTCAAGGTTATAATCAATATTCTCAAACTTTTGAGAAAAAATGTCAATAGAAAGAAGGCGAGATGAAAACGATCCATTTGAAATAGAAGTAATCATATCAAAATCGTTTAAAATGACAAAGTCATCAATAGAGTCTTTGTTCAATGCTGGATCATTTCCCTCTGTATTCTTCAACTCATACTTTAGTTTCTTATACGGTTTTTGTTTAATTAGAGTTTGTAAGGAAGTTAAATTGAATCCATTTTTATTTTCGAAGAAAAAGTAACAAAATTTCTTCTGATCATAGCCACGCGCAGTTACCC